GTATTGGGAGAGGTCCGTGTTTTTCAGGATCTCCATCACCGCAACGGGGTTGACCTGATCCAGGGGGAGGCCGGCGATCTGGATGTTCTCCTTGGCGCCCATCGACTGCACTACCCGCATGATCCGCTCCGGGGTGTAGATCTTCGGGATCAACTTGAGGAGTTTCCGCCCGATCAGGCGCTTGGCCAGGGCCAGGTTGTCAAACAGGAATTCGTTGCCCAGGAGGCCCTGGGCTTTCTTGTGGGCAATGGCGATCCCGGACTCCGCCCTGGTCGTTTGCCCAAGCAACTCACCGTTGACGTTCATCAACTCCCGGACCTTCATGGAGTCGTTGGCGATCATCTGCGCGATCTCGGAGGGAAACTTGACTCCATCGGCCTGTTTCGGGGTCCGGTTGACATCGACCACTTTGACCGTGAAACCGGGGGTGGAGGAGTTGGCGCGGAATTTCTTTTCTTCCTCCGGGCTATCGAAGGTCATGCTGTCATAGAACCAACCATAAGCCGCGACCTTATTCAGGATGTCGGTGAACTGCGAGTGCCGCTTGTTGATCTCCTTCTGGAGATCCTTCACCGCCTCGACCTTGCCCCACACCGATTTCCCGCGCTTCTTCCCATAGGCGGCGGTGATACTGAATTCGTCATCGAACAGGTCGTTGATCTCGTTGTCCAGGAGGACTCCGCCGGCAACGGTCGTTACCCGGATCATCGTTTTGCGCCGGGAGATCTTCCGGAAACCAGAGATCGTCGCCGCCTTGTCAACATCGGCCTTGGGCCAACCGTCCGTGTTCACATAAACGTCATCCGCCGGGTTGGCCAGGACGTAGAAGGTCGAATATTCCTTGCGCCAACACTCCAGGACCCGGTACTCCTTTTTGGCGATGTTCACCAGGTCCGGATCATTGGGAATGGCCGGGTTGGTCGCCCCGTCCTCGTACTTGTCGCCGTCGATCCCCTGCTCTCCCGACTCAACCACCTCGTCCAAGAGTTTGATCTGGCCCTCAATATCGTCCGCCGCATCCGGCCACAACTGCTTGACCTTGGCGAAAGAGAACCACCTGGTCTTGATCAGGTATTCCAGATCCTCCAGGGTCGGCTTTTCGTGCGGGCCAAGGTAGCAATCCTTCCAGGGGAATTTGGTGATCCGAATATCCCCCTCCAGGTTGCGGTCGTAGTCCACAAAGATGTCCAGGAACCCCCTGCCGACGATTGCCTGGTCCTCAAAGGCCCAGGTTTCCTCGTAGTCGTAGTTGGTCTGCTCACAGATGTTTTTGGCCAGGATGTTCAGAATGTCGGCAACTGCGGAGTCGCCGTTTTCAACAGGGAAATAGCGGATGTCGTACCGATTTTGCGATTGGTGACCGCGCAAAACGTCGATTTTTGACTCAATTTCGTTGATCGTGAGGGCGGATCTCTTTTTCCCCTCAAGTGCCTGTTTGTCGGTTTCGCTCCACTGACCTTCCCCGGAGTAAAACTTCTCCGACTCGTCACCCTTTTTGCGGAAATCATCCTCCAGGCCCTTCGCCTCACGGAAAAGCGCCTGGATCTCCCGCACAACCTTGTCCTTGTCGGTCTTTTCGCCCTTCTCGACCGGGATGTAAGGCCCTTCTATGGCATGGGAGTGGCCTTTGGCCTCCCCCAGGAACACCTGGACCTCCACAGAGGCCTGGGGAAGCGCCCCCAAAACAGCGCCGCCAGGAATAGCGGCAACCTGTTCCTGGCGGACAACCTCATGGACATGGCCGTTGGCCTGAGAAACAGCCATCGACCCGTCCGGTTTGGCGTAAATAAGGTGGTAATGACCCTTGTCTGTCGATGTTCTCAGAAAATTCTGGTCGGCTTGAGTTTGCATATCCGATTGACTCACAAAATAAGGTTGGTTGCAACACAAAAATGAGTTGTTTTCTGCTCAATTGTGTAGCAATATACTCACTGCTACACACCCAAACTTGCCCCCATGCTCCCCTCCTTGCATGGGGGGTTTTTTTCACATCGCCATCCAAGACTCCTCATCGGCCTTTTCTCCGGCCTCATACGGATCCGGTTTCTTCCTGGCCTTGCGAAAGATGTTCTCCGGCAGAAAATAGGTCATGGCCAAGGCATCCGCTTCGTCCGGCGAGTCCCCTTCCAACTCCTTCCGCAACTTCGACTTCTTCCAGATCTGGATCTTCCCCTCGTTCTCATATTTCAAGCACCCCAACTGGTCGATCAACTCCTGATCGTCCGGAATGGAGATCGTCCCCGTTTCAAAGGCCTCCCGCAGTCGCCAGTACATCTCGGCCCTGGCGTTGGCAAACCGCTCCGGTTCCCGCGACCGCCCCCTGGAGTCGGCGCCGTACACCCGCAACCGCAACTCCCGGAGCCGGTCAAACACCCCCCGGCCTATCCCGATCAGGTCTACAAACGCCGCCGTCACATCGTTGACATCGTAGATCCGCGCCGCCCAGGCCGCGACCTCCATTGTGTTCTTGGAATTGTACCTCTCCAACGGCAAAACCTTCCCGCCCCACCTCCGGCACGAAACCGACTTGTCGCCGCCGCCCCCAACGTCGATCCCCTGGATCAACGGATCCCCATCATCAGGCTCAATCACCCGGTCCCTGGCATCATCGATCCAATCCCAAGGGATCAAAGTGTCGCTATCCGCCAACGGCGGGAGGCCCAACACGCGGATCCGATAGGTGTTGCTGTCCTTCCCGTACTTCGCCAACATGCCCTCGACATGGGCCTTGCTGACCATCTCCGACTCCTCGGAATTCCACCGGATCGCCAGGAAACGCGGGTCCCTCTGCGAGTCAATGGCAAAACCCCTGGATCTCGTCGGGTTGTAGATCAACAAGACGATGTTCACCTTCCCCGTCAACGTCCCCTCCAGGGGCCGGAACACAGGATCCGGGATACCACTCGCCTCATCGACCACAAACAGCATGTGCTTCTCATGGCGCCCCGCCAGGGCCGTTGCCTGGTCCTCCTCACTCGCTCTGGCGTTGATCGTCACCGCCTCGGCAAACCACTCCTTTCCCCGAAACTCCCTGAGAAATACCCTCTCACTCTGCCACTCAAACAGATGCTCCAAAATCGGTTCGGAAGTCGGATCGTCCGGGATAATCCGCCGTGACAAACGCATCACCTTGGAAATCTCCGCCCAATAAACGTTCCGCAACTGCTTCGCCGTGTTCGCTGTCGCCAGGCACTTGCACATGGAAAAATTCGACATGAACCACATCAGGCACATCGCCGCAAAAAAATCCTTGCCCGTCCCCTGCCCCGACTGAATACTCAACCCAATCTTCGACGCCAGTTCCCGCCGGTCATCATCAACCACCACCCCGGCGGCAACGTCCATCTTCGCCGCCACCAAATCCCCAATCTTCCGGAAAGCGTCCTCCTGCTGACTCGTTAACCCGGTCACCGTCTGGACCCCGCCCTCCCTCCGCAAATTCTCCCCAAAGGTATCCCTCACCCAATCCAACGGGTTCCTCTGATAGTGCCTCACGATCTGGACATCATTGCTCACTGGTCTTTCCTTCCTTGTGCCACTCCGGGCATGGATCCGTCACTTCACCGGCCCGCAACCGCTTGATCAGGTACTCCCAGGCAAAACACTCCAGGCAGTCAATGTCCGGATCCGCCCGCTTGTCCTTGCACATGCACCGCTGGCCCAACTACCCCTCCCCATGACAGTTCGGGCACCCATGCTTACCCAAAAAACACGGATACCGCGCCCCACACTTCGGGCACCTCACCAAATCCCTCACCGTGATCCGGTTCCCAAACTTAGGCCGCGCCATCGTCGTAACTCCCCTCATCATCTATCTCTCGCAAAGCCATATCCAAATTGTCCAGCGCCTCCGTATCCCGGTGGATCACTGCCAACCTCGCATACCCAAGAACTCGACCATATTTCACCCCACCCTCAACCACCGCTACCACCTTCTTCCTCGGCATTACCCTTCTCCTCTCTCTCGTAATATCCCCGTAATCGGTTCTTCTCCTCTACCCTCTCCCGCAATAACTCAACGTGCCGCACCCCATGTGTCCGCATCCGGATCCGCCAAAACGTTTCCAACGAATGGGTCAAATCCATTACCTCCTCCTCTATCCCAACCACCACATGCCCACTCTCCCCCATGTACCCATCGATAACCTCAAACATCTCACTCACAACGTGCCTCAACTGATCCCTCACGCTGTTCTCATCCGCAAACTTCACCTTCGGAAAATTAAACCTCATAAATGTCCTTTTGTTTTACATCCGGAGGAATGGGGGACTGATCTGAGCGGGCCACAGGCCCGGCGGGCCGGCCTGGGGGTCCCCCCCCTGGGGGG